GCCTCATCAAAGGGCCTTAGGGAGGATTACGGTCCGTGAACCGATTGCCAGTCTATGCATCCAGGCAACGCGGCCACACCTACAAGAAATCCCTTGCAAGTATGTTAACCGTGGTCCCCTCCAGGTCAATCAATGAAGTGTTGAGAACAATGTCCTTGAATAGGTCCAGAACTTCCGAACCCAGCAAACCGTACCTTTCCAGGCAAAAGCAAGTGAAGTGTTCATCACGAAGTGTGTCTTCAATAGGAACGACCATCTTCTTCGTAATGTTGTTTAATGTAACTCCAGCTGCCTTTGCGTTCCAGGTAAGACCGGCTTCAATATCAATGCCCTTTCGCTTCTCATCGGCCACGAAAGAAAACTCATATTTGAAACGCTCAAGGAATATGTTCCGAATGGTTGGGTAGTAGCGGAACTCGTATGCATACCCGACGGACTTGCCAGCCATGTATTCATGGTCAGAAACGGCTTGGTTCTTGTTTGCTCGCATGTTAAATCTACCGAGTGCTTTACCCAAAATGGGGACTGTGAGGTGCTTACACTCTGCAGGAATAAAAAACTTGCTCAAAAACGTCGCCGTCCACAACTGGTTGTGCCGCTTGACTTTGGCTTCCATCATCGCCTCAGCGGCAATGGAAGTATAAATCTTTTCGACATAACGGCATTTCCCAGTCGCGCGACATAGCATGTCATCGCCGAGTAGCATGGCTACCATCTTGTCCGGCTTCAGCTCCTTCATGGCTGCGTGACAGATAATCGCATTCCACCAGGTGTTCCTGAACGTAGTGTCAGTAGCACCTGTTGGAAGTTGATTCTCCAATTTGGCACTGATGCCATATTTTGAGTTGTATACTTTGAAAGCGTTCGTTCGCAAGTGCAAGCGAATGAACCACTCCGGGCAACCCATAATACGCATCAACGATACCTCGAGGAGCTGCACGTCAGCACATTGAAACTTGTCGTTAGAACTGAAGTCGGCTTCGATCCAAAAATCGTTGTCATTTTGTCTCTCCAAATGATGAGTGTAATCGCTTGGCGTTTTGCGATAACTCGTGTGGTACCTATAGGGTCCCTCCATGCGTTCAAAACAATGGTCCAGTCGCCTCATGAGCTCATTAAAAATGGGCCCAGAAATGGCATTGTACAAGTCTGTTCCTTTGAAAATAACGCGTGGCGCCCAGTTAGGCTTGTGGGTAACGAGAAGTGCTTCAACCTTGACGAAGATGTCTTTGCGTGTGTAATCT